AAAATAAATTATGAAAGATAAACAATTACTTACAGTCACAGAGCTAGAGCATTTTATATGGCAATTAGACGTTGCTTATGCTGAACTTAAGACATTCGTGGATTCAAATTATTCCGTGTCAGAAATAGATAGAGTCGATGAATGCAATACATTCTTAAGCGATGCCTTATATGAAAATTGCAAGGATTCGGAAATGACATTCCCCGAAAAACTAAAGGAGTTATTCAAGCACTTAGCATACATAGAACACAATAAATAAAATAAATTATGACAGTACAAGAACTAATCAAAGAACTAAAAACACTCGACCCATACGCAGAGGTACGCATCCAAGAAGAGAAACCCAACGGGTGCGGGTACGTCCACGATTTCTTCGGGGTCGAAGAGATGGAAGCCACAAGCACTGAGGAATCCGAAGTGTTTTTATTATTCAAAATCTAACCTAGTATCCTTAAGGATACAGTATCGTTAAGGTCAACTCTCTCTTTGTAATAGAGAGAGAACTCCTTAAGGATACACCTAACAATAACACAGTCAAGAAAAAAATTATGAACCAAATACACTTACCAATACTTACCCTTACTCAAAGGGTAGAAGATATGAAACGGATGCATTCCCATCTTAAGAATGATCACATCAACAATGACCTAGACTACATCATCGCAGAACTCAGAACCATAAAGTATGAGGTCGTAGAATACAAGACGAACACACTTGAAGCATACACCAAGGATGAAGCTGACTTATTCTTAGGTAGGAATCTAGACAAGGATGAGTGGCAAGAACTCAGCGATGCTATGCTCGACAATTCTTACATATGGGGACAAGTCGGAGAGTACGCTAACGATTGGATACGAGATAACATTATAGATAAGGAGGAAGAATAAATGAAAGACGAATGGGCAACCACTTGGTACGATTTGATTTGCGAATCAGAACAGTTGATAGAAGCAATTGGAGAAGGTGGAAGTGAATGCTTTACACCGAGCCAACTTATGTCGATGAATATAAAATCTATTCATTTAGAGAAACAAGCAGAAGCTATACAAAAATCTTGGAAGCAAAACAGAACTGATGAGATTTGGGATGTAGCAGTCAAACTAGACAGAATAATAAACCCCATAAAATTATGATTACATTTGAACAAATAATATTAGCAATAGCACTAGTCGAAAGTTCCTTGAATCCCCTAGCAATAGGGGACAACGGGAACGCAGTCGGCTACCTACAAATTACACCCGCTGTAGTACAAGATGTTAACACATTCTACGGCTCGACCTACTCACTCGATGACAGATATGATGTGGTCAAGTCAGTGAATATGTGCAAGAAGTATCTCAACTATTGGGGTGATGTATACGAACAGAAGACGGGGCTTAAACCAACTCCCGAAATCTACGCCAAGATGTGGAACGGTGGATGCTACGCTTGGAAGAAGACTGACCCCAAGGTACTGAAGAACCTTGACATCTATTGGGATAAAGTGTTGACTGAAATACATAGACTTTATGATACAAAATGAAAACGAATGGTACGCTATGCTCGAAGAGATTGAGCAAGCATCAATGCCACACCACATAGACAAGATGGCAGAACTCCACGATCTAGAGGTACAGACCGAGGGTCGTGTTCAAGTAATACACATAACTAAAACTAACCCACGAGGATAATACAATGATACTTAAAATAAATACTTACGAAGAAAAGATAGCACTGCTGTCGGCACTATGGTCACGGCAAGATGTCATCAACAAAGAGATAACCGAGGCAGTAATAGAGATGGCAACTGACGCTGACTTCGGGGGCAAAGAATATTGGGTAGATAAACTTGCTGATTTAGGTTCGGACTTAAATAGGATTCGGCTCATCACGGATAGGGTAAAGCAGTTAAGCATTACAGCTATCGAGCCACCCGCAAGTGACGAACAATTATAATAATAATAAATGGTTGACAGCGTAGGGTGAGCCGTTCATTAATTGTGGATGGCTCACTTCTATGACTGCACAAAAGAGGCTAGCTTTGTAGAGGATGTTACGACACCCGCTCAAGCTAGGAAACATAATCCCAAGACATACCCTTCCGTTACTACTATACTCGGAATAATAAAGGATGACTTCTTGGATTCAATTTACAAACCGAGGATGATGGTAGACCTCGCACGCAAGCACCCGAACCTAATGTGGCGGGACATCGAGACACTAGTCTACGGCACGCGTGAGCATCCTACTACCGGGAACACGATCGGGTCATCCGAGTTCGGTACTGCCGTACACAAATGCATAGAGGAAATGGTAGGCGAATTAATCTATGACATACAGCCGGATCCAAACCCTTACGATGAGTGGGCTGAACCTTTCCTTGAATGGATAGAAGAGAGTGGCACTAAGCCACTGTGCTGTGAGTACATAGTAAGTTCTCACACAATCAAGACGGCCGGATCTATAGACTTTATGGGATACGACGAGGACGATAAGTTATTCCTCGCTGACTACAAATGCAGAACTAATACCAAGGGCAAGGCTAAGACTTACCCGAAGGACTGCGAACAGTTAGCTATTGAATCCTATATGGTAATGAAGGAGGCCGGACTAGATTACTTACCTCGGTGCATTACAGTATGCATTGACTGCGATACTAAGAAGCACTACCACAAGGAGTGGAGCGAGGCTGAGATGAAGATAGGTATACAAAATTTTAAACACGCCAGTAAATTATTCTGGAACAAACGAATGAAAAAATAATATGGAGAATATAAATATAGATGAATACTTAGAGGGAGCTCACGCTGACGATGCTATACAATTAGAGGAGTTAGACTACGCTGTAGTAGGTACAAGTGGGGACGGATACTTAGTCTATGACTACAACAGAATGATTGAATGCTATGTAGCTGATGACGATATGACTGTCGATGAAGCTATCGATTGGATTGATTACAATGTCGCAAGCCTCAAGGGATTCGTAATGCTATACAGTTATGAATCAATATGAGATATTATATAGACACTTTGATATGCCTACTGATTATCGTGGCTATACTCACAAGTGGGGCAATACAAAGGCTGATGCGATCAGTAAGCTGTCAGTTATTAAGCCGGACAAACAAGGGAGGGGCCGGACTAAGAAGGGTGCGGTCATACAAATACTAGGAGTAAAAGAATTATAATGGGAAAAGGAATGCAACCGAAGAAAGGCTACAATCAAAAAGCTTATGATGAAAATTATGATGAGATAGATTGGAGCAAAACAAGAAAACAAAATGTACGTACCTCAAAACAAACTAGCAAAGTGGAGAAAAAATAATACCCCAAAGGAATGCCCCGTGTTAAACAGAGAGACAGAAGATTGGGTGGTTGACCACGACCACAAGAGCGGAGAGATCCGCGGTGTGATAAGCCGGCAAGCTAACACACTGATAGGTAAGATCGAGAATATATTTACGACGATGTGCAAGGGTGATCCCCAACAATTACCTACTGTACTCGAGAACATAGCTACTTATTTGAGACAGCCCGGATCTGATTTACTTCACCCGGTTGGACTTAATCAATTGACAAGTCGGTTCAAAAATAATTTACTAAAGGATGATCAATGTTTTTTATTGGTTGTCTTGGGGTCAACTAACAGTGAAGTTAATGCTTGCATTAATGTTAAGGCTCGGGTAAAACTATTCAAACAATTGGTAAAAGATTTTTATGACAACAGAAACACAACCACAAAAACTAATGTCGATTCAGACGGAGCTGAAAGCTCCAAAGGGTCAGACAAACAAATTCGGAGGGTACTCTTATCGCTCCGCAGAGGATATACTCGAAGCAGTAAAGCCTCTCCTACAGAAATATAAATGCGACCTAACACTCAGCGATGACATCGTCGCTGTAGGTGGTAGAGTCTACGTCAAAGCAACCGCGATGCTGTGCGACACCGATGTGATAGCAGAGGTAAGTGCATTCGCTAGAGAAGCTGAGACAAAGAAAGGTATGGACGATGCACAGATCACCGGATCCGCTAGCTCATACGCACGTAAGTACGCACTCAACGGCCTCTTCTGTATCGATGATACGAAGGACGCTGATGCTACCAACACTCACGGTAAATCAGAAAAGATAAAATCCTACAAGGATATACAAATGACTAAACCAAAAACCAAGGAAGACTTGTTTTAATTATGAACCAATACGATAATAATAACCGCGGAGTTCTATTCAAGAATGACCGCAAGGAAAAAGAAACTCACCCGGACTTCCGTGGAAACATAGAAGTAGACGGCAAGGAGTACTACATCAAGGGATGGAAGAAGGTATCCTCAAAGGACGTACCATTCATCTCTTTAGCAGTTGATCTAAAGGAAGCCACGAAGCCTAAAGCTCCGGCCCCGGTTGACGTTAACGACAACGATCCGTTCTAAATGACGGAGTTCGACAAAGAGTGGTGGGATAAATTCCGATACAAAGAAGTAAAGGAAATCCTTGAACTCACTGGCAATAAGAACTCGGACTACACGGGTGGAGACAAGTGCTCCAACCCGTTCGAGAACTTCGACGGCAGTACTGAGTTCGGGATTGATCCACTCGTCGGCCTATCCCTCCGGATGCAAGATAAGTTCCAAAGACTTAAGGCATTCACCCGAGACGGACGGCTGTCAGTAAATTCTGATGGCGATAAACCTCGTGATATATTTCGAGATCTAATTGGTTACTCGTTGATAGCCATAGGGATGCTCGAACGCTCGAAAAAATAACAGTAGGGTGTGGTAGAATCTTCCCTCCACAATGATGTGGCGGGGAGTCTATCATCCTATATAAATTAAAACCATTATGTTAAACACAATACACGAAGCAACTGAAGTATCACTCAATGCATACAATGCAATAGAAACAAAGGAGATCGGCAGAGAAAACCGAGATCGTTTTAGATTCCTCGGGCAGTGCTTAAGAAGTTTGACTAAGCAACTCGAAGAAGAGAATGATAGACTTAGCCGAACCGAATAACAAAGAAGCCGAAGAGAAATTAATATCGTGCCTATGTATCGAAGGGGATTCCCAAGCATATGATGGCATTGCCTCCCGGATAAACGGAGAGGATTTTTACTACTTAAGTAATAGGTTATTGTTTCAATCAATAGCTCACTTAAGCGAAACACAAACACCGATAGATGAGGTATCCATTATGGAGCACCTAAAGTCCATCGAGTGCCTTGAAGAAGTTGACGGGGTCAGTGGTATTATGGAAGTGCTCGGACGTTCAGCGTCGGGACTTCAAATGAAATACTATACTGACTTAGTACTAGAGAAGTCAAAGCTACGAACACTAAGAAGAACATACCTAATGGGTGCAGAAAATGCATCGACCGAAACTGCCAAGTCCGACGCAATCAAAGCGGATGTGGACGATCAGCTCGGCAAGGTGATGGAAGTCATAGACCAAAGCCAATCCATTAAGGATTCGGCCAATGAATTAAAAGAGGACTTCACTCAAATGCTCAACGGTGAGTTCACCAATGACGTAGTCCGGACTCATCTACCTCAGCTCGACAGTATGTTGGGTAGTGGTGGTATCGCGGCCGGAGAAGTACTAACGCTGTCAGCTCCCACGTCTTGTGGTAAGTCAGCACTAGCATTATTCATAGCCTTGAAGGCTGTCCGTAATGACGCTGTACCTACCCTTATATTCTCTTTGGAGATGCCACAGAAGCAGATCACCAAACGTATGGTGCAATGCGTTTCTGGACGCAACGTGAGGCAGATACAAGAGCGTGTGATAACTGATGCTAATATGCAGAAGGTTAATGATGCGATAGATGAGGTAAGTAACTTACCCATATACACCGCACACACAGCCAACAGCCCACAAGATATCGTCAGCCAAACAAGAACCTTCGTTAAGAAGCACGGGGTAAAGCTAGTACTCATTGATTACTTGCAGTTAATACCGTGGTCACGTAAGGCTAACAGTAAGGCCGAGGGTATAGCTGATATATCTCACAAGATAAAACAGATGGCACTTGAACTAAACATAAGTGTAATACTTCTATCACAAGTAAACAGAGAGGGAGCTAAGAGAGAGACCGGCCTTAGCTTATATGACCTCAAAGATTCCGGTGACATCGAGAACGATGCAGACATTGTTCTTTTACTATGGCCCAAGAACGGGGACATCGAGGGTGCTAAATCCTCTGACTCCAAGGGCCCTTACACAGATCTCCAATACACCATAGCTAAGAACCGTGAAGGTGAGCGTGGTGTAGGCGGGTATCTTAAATTCTATCACTGCCTAGGCAGATTCCAATAACAATTATGAACTCAAGATATATATTAAATTACGTTGCTCAAATGTTTGAGGTAGATCCTACCCACGTACAGCAACAAGGCAGAGGCAGACGATCAGTAGCAAAAGCTAGGGACGTTTACTTCTACTTACTAGAAGAAACCGGCAAGAGCCACCACGAGATAGCAAAGATAGGAGGCCGGGAACGGTCAAGTGTCACATGTGCTATCAAAAGAACTAAGGAAGCTATGAAGAAAGAAAAGCTACTCAACAAGAGAGTTAAATCATTGCTAGATATAGTTTTGACTACAACAATTAACGAGCCCGCATACAGATGACGGAGCCGGAAATTGCAGAAGGTCTTATGAAGGCTTACCCGAAGATGGGTAAGCTTATTAAGGCTGAAGATGAACACTCACCATATGACTACGAGAACAACAGCTACTTGTTTGAATTCAAATCAAGGAAGGATAGTTGGAATCCTTGGATCATAGAGCAATTAAAGGTTGACACCAATATAAATATAGCCGAGAGTCTAAAGAAAGATTTCCTTTTCCTTATAGAAAACAATGGGACAGCATACGTCTGGAACATATCTCACTTAGTAAGAAACCAATATGACTTTCAATTCCATCAGAAAAAAGTTCCTAGTGCTACGGAACTTACTGATAACCCTCACCGAAACGGAGTGATGATTACTAAACCAGTAGGATTCGTGTACGTCGAGGACGCAGAGGTAGTAGATTTAACTGGTTAGGTTCAGTTATGTTATAGTTATGTACTGTGTGTTGTACGTATGAATGGTTAAAGCCCAGTCCTTTTTTTCTGAATTTTTAAAGGGCTGGGTTTTTTATTGCTTAATTAAATCCATAATGGATTGCAATGCTGGGTCATAGATAGCCTCCTTCATAGGAGTAATCACTGCGTCACCCAACGGGTCATCCCTATATATAGGAAGCTCACCGGCTCTACGTTTGTAGAATCGTTTCTTTCCTTCCTTGAATACTCCGGGGCCGTAACGGTAGTACCACACATTTGAGTAAGGAGATAATTTAAGGAAAGGATCCATAAAGGATTGCTCTCCATCCCTTACCTTTACAAAATCATTACTCATTTGATATCCTTGAGATAAAGCTACCGGTGCAAAGTAAGATGCAACAGTACCAAATGGATCATCAGCAAATTTACCTACAGTAAATGAAGATACACCGGCTATTCTAAACGCACCGTCTGTAGCAATATCGTTTTGATATATGTCACGTCCGGAAACCAATGCCTTAAGTATATCAATAGGGAATCCTACTAATTGGAACAAGAATGCTAAGTACATAAGCCCTAGTATCGCATCCTTCTTTTCACCTAAGCTAGATTTAGTGCTAAAGATTACAGCAAGATATCTATTGCCTACCAAGTTTGCTTGTTTAATAACAAACGATTTCATTGTGTAAAGCATACGGGTATTCGGGTTGTCGCTTACAACTAACGGCATCTCCAATCGATTGATAGGTTGTGTCTCTAATAATTTTCTTACGACTGCCTCACGTACTCGGGGTGAGTCGTGTATGCCTTGCCTTAAATCACCTAGTGTAAGATCAGCATCGACCTCACCTTGCATATAAATTAATTCCTTACGAAGATTTTTATACGCACGACTGTTAGTAGACAACTTACTTACTCGTTTCATTCTGTTATAGTTAGTAGTAAGATTAGTTTCCTTAAGCAACTGATCCATACGAGTAAATCCACCGGCCTTAAGCATTGTCCTTACGGCATCGTTCATAAATTTTTTGACACCCTTACCTTTGGGGTCAGTTACAAACTCAGCACTTACAGTAGATGTATTGATGCCGGCCATACGTAAAGTAAAGTCCTTCTTAGTAAACAATGTAGCCATTACTCGGGCTATGTTATTGTCCATACTCATAAAAGCTATGTCATATAACTGAGACAGTGTAGTAGTAGGCTGAACCAGAAGGGAACCATAACTAAATGTTCTAGACATTTCAGCTAACATATTTTCTGAACTCTTATTCGGGCCAAACAATTGAGTCAACCCGTACTGAAGATCAATGAACTTAGTTTTATCAATCTCGCCACGTTGCATTAGCTCAACAATCTTCAATGACAATGATCCGCTAGAATCCTTGAGGTCAATGACATCGTGGTTCTTTCCGTCAATAGTTACCGGTGCAGTAGTAGCGTTCCTCGCCTTACCTAATAGTTCTTGCTCCGCATTTGCTACTATGACAGATGACACGTACTGGCCGAGTGCTTTGGATGGATCCTCGTAGAACTCAAGCTCCTCCTCGGTTAACATATTGTTAGTCCTTGTTTTAAAATTAGCCGGTATCTTAGATGAGTTAACAAAACTTTTCTTACGCAAATATTTTTGTAACTCCACCGCCTTCTGCTCCATTGTTACTATCTGTATTTCTCCGGCCCCTTGTCTGCGTTTGTTTTCTATTCTAAGGTACTCAACAAAATCTTCTGACACAGCTTGACCGTAGTAATTCATTAACCCTTCGAGATCCTTTACTCGACGTGGGTAGTACTCAAACAAATAGTTTACATCTTGACCACTAGCAATAGCTTGTTGGTGAAGCTTATCTAACAACGGCCTTACTAGTAGATTAAAATCATTCAACAGATTATACTTACGTAGCAATGCGTTACGCTCATTGATTAGAGTATCTCTCTCGGAGTTGTTAACACTGTCAGTTTTAGGACTGTATGTTAATAATACTTGTAACCGCTTCTTATCCTTTTTGTTTTTGATACCTATCAACCCTAGCTGAAAACTTCTTAGTACTCTAGTAGCCTCAGTCTGAGCTGTATCTATTTTATTAAAATGCCTTACTAGTTCTGTTTGTATCTCAACGTGTATATCTCTAAAGAACATACTGGCTGTTTGTAAAAATCTTTTTGCTTGTCTTCCGGCTTGGCTCAAGAGCTTTGCCATCTGCCGTTTCTGATAAGAAGGTAGCTTGCCTTCGGGTACATTGGCCGGGTTAGTAATCCTTGAAGCATCTAAACTATTCGTCCCCTCGAGTACTGAGTTGGCCTTGTCTACAATCTTCTGGTTCACTGGCCTAGCATTCGGATCCACTGACTGTAGTAACTTGATTGAGTCAGCTATGATAAACGCTGCCTCCTTGTTGGACTCAAGCTCGGGCCCCATAATTCTAGTAAGGTAGGACTGAACGGATTTGATAAGGGACTTAACCTTCTCCATTGCTTTGCCTTCAAACATAGTACCCTCAGTAGTTTTACCATCCAGTATTTGTTGAATAGCAAACCTAGAATACTCAGCACCGAAGTCAGTATCAGTATCTAACTCACCGTATACTTCTTGTAATAAAAGTTTCTGCTCAGTGGTAAGATCCTTACCGATGTTGGCCATTGCTTTTTCAAACGCAGCCCGAGCTGAAAGCTTAGGGTAACGTTTCATAATCACCTTGTGCATAGCCGCGTGAATAGCTTCCTCACGTAGTGCGGCCTTGGATCCCTCGCTACCACGTTTAGCTAATAGCTCCGGGTTGTACTCAATAGTTTGGGTCTCGTAGTTATACTGAGCATCCCTAGTTATATCAGTACGTGCGACAACCTTTACCCCTAGCTTATCAGCTAGCTTCTGTAGGTTAGCTACAGCCTCAGCGATTACTCCTTGCTGTTGGGACTGCTGTTGTTTCTGAGATGCAGCTACAGCGAACGGTAACTTTCTTTTAACCATTGACTGAACAACATCTTGTGATTCTGAAACCATTGCTTGGACAGCCGGATCCGCCTTGTTTGATTTTAACTTAAGTAAATCTTTAATGTTTACAACGTCAGTAAATCCACCAATGCCCTTGCCTTTTATAAGATTAGGATATGCTGAGTGCTCAGAAACACCCAAGTTACTTGCGTCAGTAAAGCCTTCTTGTCCTTGTTCAAAATCAACAGCGGCCACGACATCACCAAACTTAGAATTTTTAAACTTAGGATCAACAAACATATCAACCATCTTTGATATATCCGGGAACCCTTCTTTAACTAATCCCTTAGCACCTAACTTTGCGTCAACTTTTATAAACTGATCACCTCTGATTGCAAATGTACTTCCCTTCAGAGCTTTATTAAAATCCTCTACACTTTTAAATTCTTTTGAAAACAAAGGACGAGCGTCTGACTTTTCTCCTATCTTATTTAAAGCCCTAAGACGCATATCATTGACTACCTCCAAGAATCTTTTCTTGGAAATCTTTTTTGTTTTAATAGCGTACTTAACTTCTGCCACATAAGCCTTAAGGAAAGTTTCATTAGCCCTTAAGTTGTCATAACCGAATAAAGAAATAACACCAATCCCCGACGAAGTGTTAATTCTGTTATTGAAATTATTAAAATTCATATTTGCAGAGAATGCCCAGCCAGCGTTACGCTTTCTGTTTGCGGGAATAAAAGCATAGCCCGGGCCACCAAGTAACTCTATCTTTATACCACTGTTCTTATTTAATCCAGTGTATGTTCCGACCTTCATACGGTCAGCAAAGAATGTAAATACCTTAACACCTTTCAAGGAGCTCCGGGTAATTGGCTTTACATTCCCGAACTTAATAGCTTTAGAAGCACCTACTACCGGTGCATTATCGAGGCCATCACCATCAATGATAGTGTCAGCAACAGAACCGTGTTCCCCTTCGACATCACTCTCAATCTGGGAGTCAGTAAAAGTAGAAGCACCTACAATTGGTTGTTCACCTCTTATCAAAGGATCAATGCCAAATTCTGTATCTGGTAAAAATACAAATCCACTAGAATCCCTTAGGTTTCTTATAATAGCTTTGTCGTTATTGTCGTAATCCTTTATTTCTCTTACCTTAGATGTAGCTCTTTGCGATAATTGATCTTGAACATTGCTAGGATAATTAGCACGTGAATCTTTTTTCTGTTCATCAATAGCCGGATCCGGGGTATCTTTATATTTTTGACTAGCTTCCTTAGCACTCTTAGCTGTAACATACCTTACTACTGGTTGGAACTCAGCACTGGGTTTGCCCACTGCTTTTGTAGAACCACGGACAGATGTTGTTACTCTAGTTTTTATTTCATACAATTTCTCTCCATCCGGAACTAACTTAGTTACCTTTCCATCTTCTTCTACGACCCTACCGTCATCTCTATTTGTAGTAGCATTTGAAATTTGTATAGGAGAAGCACCAGCAATAGGAGAACGAACTCCGGCCGCGGAAACTTGAGGAACTGTTTCCATATAAGCAGCATCCTCTAGCCTCATATCTATTTCGCTATCATAGTCTTGTTCGGATGTAGGTGTGTACCCACGCTTCCTTACATAAGGATTAACAGTAGCTAGTGCATCGAACGCACGCTTGTCTAACTCTCTTAGCTTAGCGTATAGTTCTTTACGACGCTTAGGTTTGTAAGGAGCATCCTTCATTGCTTGCTCTTGAGCTCTCCTTACTTTAAATTCATTTATTATATCTAGTTGAGAAGCACCTACTGTCGGGTCTTGTTCCCTCTGTATCTTTGCTACCTCTTCTAGTGCACGTAAGCCCTCTTGTATGACAGCTTCATCGGCCGTATTAGTAGGGTCAGCCAACGCAAGTATACCCTCGTCTATAGAAGATTGATCCAACTGACCGGTCGGATCCGTTAGAGCTTCAATGCCTTCCCTTAATGCTTCTTGGTCAAGGGTTCCGGTAGGATCATCTAGTGCAGTCAGAACTTCTTGAGCTTCGGCCCTTGCTTGTTCTCTTACTGCTATCACCTCAGCCTTTTGTTTCGGGGTAAGATCCATTGTATCTAAGTCAACGTCCTCCCCGAATATACCAACGGTTTCTGTAGGAGCAAAGTCAGTCTCTACTTCAGTCTCTACCTCCGGCTCAACAGTGGGATCAACCTCGGGCTCTACTTTAATTTCACTTACTATAATACTTTCCTTGGGTACACCATCCAGTTTACCTACTGATTCTTCTATAGTCTTTTGTGCACCCTCTAGTGAGTCAGCTTCGATAGGATCACTGATAACCTCTTGGCCATCCTTGGTATATTTTACAGAGAATTGTTTCTTGTTTCCTAATTCGGTTTCACTAACGGCTGGAGTTTCACCTACTGGTATTTCAATATCACCTATCTTGGCCATTAACTTTCCGCTACCTCCGATAACAGTAGTAGTACCACCGGCTGATAAAGAACCTACCAAACCTTGGTACATATTGTCCGTAACATTTTCTAAAGTAAATACTTCTCTGTTTGAATCCAACCCACTATGCTTAGTAAGTAAATCCAAAGAGAAAGCTTCAGCGGTTTCCGTAGCACCCTCAGCAAACATAGCAGTAGCTACATCTTGTTTTAATGAACGAACCACTTGTTGAAATTCATTCTTCTTAAGTACACCTTTCTTTAACAAAAAGTTATTTACCTTTCCCTTAATAGAAGAAGGTATAAGCTTACTAATAGCAAACATATTCAAAGCAGTACCGATTAACTGCTGACTATATCTCACCATATTAGTTTGATTAAGTTCCTCGTCAGAAAAGTCTGCCAGTTTTTTACCCGTAGTATTTTCCGCTTCTTTAACAGCTTCGCTATCCATTTGTCCAGCTATATTAGAAGCAATACCACCCGGCCCTAGGGCCAGATATGGAAGTAAAGATCCGTACTGACCCATACCTTGGATTGCTTGTCCCCCAAGAGATTGTTCAAAATCCGGATCAAGCCCTACGGTGTCGGACATAGCGTCAGCTTCTGCTCTAAGATCCGCAGCTTTAGCTCGTAACCCGGCTTCATTAATTTCCCTCTTAGTGCCTAAGGTAGGACCACCAGCAAATGAAACTTGAGAAATATAAGGAAGAATAAACTTACCGAACTGAGCCAAGTTTGACAGCTGCCCGGCACGTGAATTTAAATCACCTCTCCTAAATCCAACCTCTACGGATTTTATAATGTCACCCCCTAAGCCTTCTTGCGTAACACTTTTTAAGTAAGCATCGGGGTCAAACTCGCTATCTAAATCCGTAGGAGTAGAGACAGATGAAACACTTTCGAGATAAGCATCGGGATCAAAAGCCATTAGTTATACAGATTTCTGTCGGTTAAAGACTTCAGTATGTTTTCTGACCTCGGGTCGTTTGGATTAGCTAAAGCATAATCTAGTGCCGCTTGGTCTTCGGTTCCTAAATTAACGGCTGCTGGTGCAAACCCCGGAGCAAGTTGAGGAAACGCACTGTCGAACGCATCGGGATTAGTATCACGAATAGTCATTAAAGTAGGATCTTTCCTTGCTTCCTCGAAGCTTATTGGTTTGTAGCTAGCAAAGAATCCTTTATCGTTTCTTTTAGAAGCCCTTTCTATAGTACCGTTTGGCATAATCATATAGCCTAATTTTTCAAATGAAGACGCTAATGAATTAAATGCTGTAGTGCTACCTAGTTTTCTTCGACGTTCTGCCTCATCTGCTTCCGCTTTTATTTCTGCTCCGACAACAGCGATGTTAACTTTATCCAAGAATTGCATAGCCGCCTTTGGCCCTCCCCTTGAATTTATGTAAGCTTTTAAAGCACCCTTTTGATCCGCTTCACTAGCCTCCCCGTACTCTGGGCCTAAAAATCTTTGAATCATTTTAGCAGTCCGGCCGTCACCTTGGCTTGAATTCCAAAGACTATCGATACCAGCATTTAACTCCCTAGTTTCTTTCTTCTTTTTAACGTACCCAGTTACAGCGTTTTGAATACCAGCACCTATTGCTGCACCTCCGGTAGCGAATCCGCTAACGTCAGCCCTAGCTAGTTCTGGTCTAATTTGTGATCCGGTTTGAAAAGCCATATTATTACATTCCTCCTATTGCGGATCCTAATCCACCTAGAGCTCCACCAATCATAGCACCTCGTCCTTGTGCTTGAGCTCCCATCAGTGACATATCTTGACCGCGTTGTTGTAAAGCCATATTGATACCAGCATTTGGATCAAACAGTTGAGGACCCATTGGCCCGGACGCTAGCCCTTGTGCTTGTCCAAACATCTGTCCACCTAATTGAATTGACTGAGAAGGCCTACCAAGAATGGTTGAGCCCAAGTCACCGGCTATCTGTCGATTCATAGCAAATGCCGGCTGTGCAAACTGAGCTGTATACGTATCCCTTCCGAGTACTTCACTAGCCACAGATGATTCATCACCGATTCTACCTCGTGCTAAACTTCCGGCCCGAGCTTGTTGCTGTACGTTTCTTTCTTCTTCTGGTGTCAGTTGACCTAAAGCTCTTCGAGACATTCTGTCAGCAATAGCAGTAGAAAAAGGATCAGCCGCTCTGTATGCTTCCACTACTTGTGGAGAAAATTCTTGTAAAGCAGATACATCATCAGCCCTTTGTTGAGCCAATTGTTCTCTTTGTAAATCACCGGCACGTCTAGATGAGTCAGCTAGTAAATCAAATACCCCGCCACTTCTTTCTCCGGTCTCTGGGTCAACGGCTCCTTGTGCAAATGTATTGATATCAGCTAACTCCAATGCAGCGTAACGAGGACGGAACTGCTCTTCAGCACCGATGATTCGTTCTTGCAAGCGTGGGTCAGTAATGCCACTGAATGAACTGAAGTCTTGTCCGAATAAATATTTTCCGGATGCTTCTCCCGGATCTATTGGTGGTGGTGTTTTTCCTTTTCCTCCCATATCAATCTTTTAGTTTAAGTAATTTAGTAAATATATTTTGTTTATAAGAAATCTTAGTAGGCTCACCGTGTCTGTGCCGGCTACCGACCAATGACTTATGTAAGCAATCCGGTTCTTTTTCTATAAATTTTAATACAAGTTTCTTGAGTGCTTGAGTAGTTGATGAAAATAAGAAGGCCATAAATATTGTATCACCCCTAGGTTTATCTTCCTCCCAGTTATAAACAAAACTCCAGCCGTCTTCTTTATCACAATTATACCACATATAGACCCCAGCTATATTTCTTTCTGAATCATTGAGTACAATTAAAGTTCCTTTTACTTGATGGTAAGCTATCAACTGACGTAAAGTCTTACGATCCCACTGGTCAAATACTTTCCCGTTCTCGTTCTCTACGCAGTAATCAGTGACCTTGTCTACAAAATTTATAAAATCAAGGTTAGTAGTATCCTCGAGTGCAGCTACTGCTAGGTTAAGTAACTCATTGTCCGTAGTAATGGACACACGTTCCTCTGCAATCATATTAAATTTCTTCTACCTTAAGAGTTGATATTGCCCTACGGTGGTCATCATCGTCACCATCTTGTTCATCTCGGTTAAGAAAAATATTATCAGTACTAGTAGCGTCAGTTCCTTGTATTTTAAATGTAAGGACGTCACCTACTGAATAAGCCGGATCTACTAATGCTACCATAAATGGAATGGCCTCTAAATGATCGTTGTTGTCTGTTGATTGTGTCGAAGAAAAATGACCCGTAAGCCTACTTCCGGCTGAGGTAGGTAAATTAAAATCTTGATAAGTTCCGCTTCCTACTTTGTATTGGATTTTAAACAAATAATTAGAACCACCATCTTTGTAACCAATGTTTATCATACCACTTACTATAAAGGTAGAGTCTGATTCTTTAGTTGTTATCGCTGTTGTTAGTGTACTTAAATCAACAAAAGTACCCTCGACACTTACTGTTATTTCGTGAGCAGTTGCCAGTGTACTGATAGCCGTGCTAGTTCTTCCGTCAACATATGCCTTAATACTTTGTTGAGTAGCTAATGATGTAGCACTATTACTAGACATTGTGTCTTCATCGAGGATTGCAACTTCTTGAGGAGCCGCAGCACTACCAGAAGTATTGCCTAATACTTTTAAATTAGCTACGTTTTCTATCTTAGCTTTGGTAACGTTACCGTCTTTAATCTTAGCTGTTTCAACAGCATCGGTAGCTAGTTTAACAGCTGATATACCAGCGTTCTTCACAATGATAGCCGGGATAGCTGAGTCATTCAATGCGGTTGACCCATCGTCTACTGCGTTGGATGAAAACTTTGCATCGTCTACGAGAGCGTTAAGATTAGAGGAAGTTATCTGACTTCCATTAGCGTATTCTGTTCCTTTTGTTACTACTCCAGCCATATTATTCTGCCTTATCTACTGATCTAAATGATTCTATTCCGTCAACCTTTATTGCCCGTAGAATAGGACGGCCGACTGTATTGTTAATTGTTAATTGTAAACCATATGCTCGTGGATTTCCTAATCTTCCACGTATTGAAACGTCAGACCCGGAATCCAGAGTTGTTCCATTGAATCCACTTAATGTACCTACCGGTACAGTTCTGTCAAGGTTTTCTAACTCAGCCGATATGTCAAAGTCCGATTGACTCTGGCTGGATGACTCAACGTGCATATCAAATGACCTCCACTTTTTTCTATCAAGTGTATTAAAAGTAAATTGTCGAGTACTAGCGGACCCTTGTATCTGTGGTTGCTGAGTAGCTCCACCTACTACCGTGATAACTTGGTCAATATTATCAACACGTGCTTCTAGTTTGTTGATTCCTCCTAATACATTGGTAGTATAAACCCCTATGTTATCCCCAGTTCCGGCAATAAACATATTGTCTATAGAATAATTAGAAACGCTAACAGTATCGACTGACTCCCACTGTTGGTTTAAAAAGTTATATACAATAATAGCGTTGTTAGATGAAGAGTTATCCAATGGTACAGCTAAGTAATACTTGTTATCAAAGTAAACACTTAGTGCTTTTGACCTATGCTCTTTGTTAATCCTATCAACGGTTGCTTGTATTGATTCACTTAACGGGACTTGTATACCACGTAGCTGGTATCCCTCAATGAACCCAATACCGTATACTCCATTGTCGGATAGGAATAAAATCTGATTACCGATCTGTTGGATTGACTTACGTGCTAAACATCCAATCTCGTCAGTCAATAGTTTGCTCGTAGCTTGGTTGAGTACCGTACTGTTTTGTATTAAGTGAATACTATTTCTGTTAAATACAATAAGAGTATCATCTGAAAAAGAATGTAAACCGTTGATAAAGTCAGCTGTTCCGGCATTGAATCGGAAGTTAGCATATATCTGATCATAGGTATCTGAGTCCAGTATGTCAGATGCTATCACTTGGTCCGATGTTCCGTTAGCTGTAAAGCTATTTGCCGCATCATTAACGGTATAATTAAAAGGCATTACCAATCTACGTTGGTGGTATGTAGCAAAAGGTGGGGCCGGCATATGTGTGAACCCCAAACCTACAGAAACGCTTTGAATAAAAACTGGATCAGAAGCACGTACTTGTGCTTGTGTTTTAGCAGAAGTAATATCGTTAGCTTCTATTACAAATGACACTCCGGCTGCCGGGGTTACATTACCAGCTGTGTCAGTTACCGAAAATGTAGATGCTACCTCTACTTCAAACTCAGAAGTAGAATTTACTTTAGATACTATTTGGTTACCATTTACATCTGATTGTAAGTTAGTAAAAGAGATAGGTTGATTTAAAGATAATCCGTGAGCACCGTCTGTGCCTACTGTCAAAGTAGTCCCGCTTATAGCTACAGCGTTTACTGTAACTGCAGCTGAACTAGAAAAAGTTTTATTAATAATAAATTCACTAGGCTCCGTTAATCCACAAGAAGCTGTAGGGCCGTCATCCGTTAGTGTAAGCACATCACCTACATTTAAAGACTGACTTGTATGCAATCCGCCTACTAAGTTAATAATAGCAAAATCTTTTACAGAAGTAAATATAGACAAAGGTTGTGTGTACTCACCACTTGCTACTAATGTAAATTCAGTAGACACGGTAGGGTCACTTGTAACTGTGTAGGTTTCATCTCCGCTTGCCGTTAAAGAATATGTAAATGCAGTGTCAGATGTCTTGGTAATTGTTTTACCACTTCCGTTTGGATCAGTAGTAGAAAACCCTAAGTTAGCTATAGTCACGGAATCCCCGGTAGATAAATTGTGGTCAGTAGATGTATTAATAGTGCATACATTGCTGGATCCGACTACGGATGCTGTACTTATTGTAGAAATCTTTAGTTCATTTTCTAACGCAGTAGCACCATCATGGAATATAAATACCTTATTGAATGCTTGTATCATATCCACATTATTGCCCACTGTAGTAGAGGCCGGATACGTTAGGTCAACAGCTTTTTCTGTATTTAAATTATAAGCGATAGCTTTAGTATTAGTAGCTAGTATGATTGACTGACTATCATCTTTATTAGGATCAGAGAATGCACAAGAACCTTGTACTCCATTGATAGCATCGTCATCAATAGTTAATACTCCTAGTACTACGGTACCGCTAGGTGCGGCAGTGTATGTCTGGTTAGTTATCTTAACACTATCTGCATCTACTACAGTTATAGGAACCGGGCCGTCAACAACGGCCGGAGCTATGCCGGTTAAATTTGTTAACTCAATATCTCCAGTAGCACCGACAGTAAATCCGTGAGCTGACGCAAAGTTAATCTGTATGTTGCCAGAGGACGGTGTATTTAAATTAATAGAAGCTGAGTTAATAGTCGAGTCCCTAATGAAGCAAGGTATAGTTAACGCTCCACTAGTAGCTATAGGTGCTAACACTAAGTCAATACCCTTACGTACTTGCCACTCACCGTTAGTACCCATACGGCCGTTCTGTGAATCCGCTAGTGTGCCCGGCTTTAACTGATCCGGCCTTAGCCTATTATTAAAACCCAAGAAGCCACGGTCACCGTCTTCCATAACCTTGTCATCCAATTTTCCGTATGTACTATATCTAGGCATTAGCAGTTCCAAGCTCTCCTTGACCAATAGTTAGCTGAAAGTTTTCCCTTACCGCCCTTGATACCAGCACTACGTGCACAGTAGCTTTTCTTACGAGCTGGACGATTTTTCTTGATTGTCATATTCGCGTCTCCGAAACGAACAATCTTTTCCTTACCATCTTGGCAAGCTTTTACAACGAACTTCTTACCGCCTTGAACTTCTCGGCGGGGTACGTTGCATTTCATTTTGTCTTTGTCTGCCATTGTATTAAATTTTATTATAGTTAAGTATATATAACACTCTGAGATGTACCATCCGTTGTGTTGCCGGATGGGCTGGTTGCACCACTTGTGTTGCCGGATCCGATAGTTGCATTATCTGCGTTTACAACCCCAGATCGCCTAGATATTATTCCGAATGCTCCGTTACTATCAACACTCGCCAAGCTAGTAGCGTGAACATAAGATGCTGATACGCTAATACCATCACTTGAATTTGAATTAAATGTTCCGCTTGTAACTGTTGCTGTCGACGCTTCTGTCACACTTAATCCGTCCCCACTATTATTTGAAGAAATACAACCATTGGAACTCAACGAAGAACAGTTTTCCAATAAAATACCGTCAGAACCACTATGACTTACATCTAATCTGCTTCCAGAAAAATTACCATTTATTAGGTGCACTCCATAAGATCCACAGCCTACTCCATTGCCACCGACAGTAATGTCATCACCTACAACATTTCCATTAGAAGCAATAAAAATCCCAACATCAGCTATATTTGTTAATGTAACATCTTCTGCATATATCACCCCACCCTCATTAGCTAAGATACCTTCACCCGCTGTATTGTCAGCTCTTTTTCGTATATCATTTGCGGTCCCGCCTTTGCAGTAAATTACGCCGTTGCGGTTAGCAAAATAAGCGTCACCGTAAATAACTGAGCTAGTTGAATCCTCCGCAAAAAGAGCGGCACCTATTGATGCTACAAAAGCATCTGAACCGCAATTATTAACATCAACCTCATTTGCTAAAATGTAAGCACCTTCATTTGAAAATACTCCATTTCTAGCAAAAAACTTAAATACCACATCTGTTCCAAACTGTAAAGCTCCACCGTTTTGAACCTTGCATCCGATGGGATCCGAACCGTTACCCGCACCCGAAGTTGGACTTCCGTTAGTATGACCAGAATAATTATTACCATTAAACGTTATCTTATCGATAAGCTTTATATTATAATTTCCATCAAGCCCTATTGCGTACATACGTTGTGCTGCTTGCCCCGTAAAATCAAATACTAAATTAGTAGAAGAAGAAGCAGCTCCCTCTATACTTATCATTTGACCATCTGGATGCTCGTACTGGATATTTACTCCAGCACCTTGATTAGTAGCTGTCATATCTACGTTATGAGTTCCAGCGGGTATTGATATTTTTAAAGGTGCAAGTATTCTTCGGTAAGGAAGGTAATTTGAAAATATTTCTTTGTAACCAAATGTGGTGGGAACGGTAATGGTGGTTGATGAAACAATGTTGCCAGCCGGAAATGTTTCGGAGCCAATTTTAAAATTGCCGTCACCATAAAACTTAGAGTAATCAATTGTCCCGGAAATAAGATAATTTCCAGTTGGAACAAATATTCTACTTGAAGCTGCTTCAGCAGTTTGAATAGCTAAAGTGTCATTAGTTACACCATCACCGACTGCACCATAATCTTTTATACTAACAATGGAAGGTATCTCGACAGTTTTCCCCAACTTCACCTTAACATCATTGATGTTTATAAAGTCATTCTTTAGCCCTAAAACACCTTTAAAGTTTTGGATTGTTGAACCATCAACTTTTTCTGGTAAATTCTGTAATTTTTCTAACCGTGGCATTATGCTTTTTTTACTTTTGCTTTGGGTGTGTTGGATACAAATTGTTTGCCTTGTGCTCCTCCAGCTTTTTTCTTTCTAGCTGTTGAAGCCCTTTCGGACTTTGTAAGACTCTTGGCCTTAGCCATTGGAAGGCACCGATCCGGGTTCTTCTTGTTCTTTGAAGTTCCGCAAGGTCCTTTAATCGACCCATCAATTGAGATGCGTACCCAGTTTTGTTTCCTCCAGTTTGCAAGCTCACCCATTATTTCTTTTTGCGTTTAGAACCCTTTGCATAGTTCGGATCCTTACAGTACTTACTAGCCGCCATATTTGCATAGGCACTAGGGTACTTGTCGAAAGTACGACGAGCCCAAGCAATTCCTTTTTTACAAATCTTAGCCATTAACACTTCTTGCGTTTACCTTTACCCATCTTAGCTTTTACTCCAAGCTTTGGTCTTCCTACTTTACTTCCGTATGTTCCTTTTCCTTGTGGCATAATATTATATTTGTTTATTTGTTTATTAGTTTACGTACTACCATTATACCAACGACAACCGCCATTAGCAATGAAGTACAAGATGGTTCCGGGACTGTTCCCTTGTATTCAACCCCTAGTCTAAAGTCAAATTCATCCCAAGTGTATTGCACGCCCTCGAACATTAAGCCGTCAAACTCTTGTCTTAGGTAACTAGGCTCGTCCGGGATAAGAAAAAATCCATAGCTTGTGGTTTCTGGTCTTACGGGTTCTAACTGAATCAAAGGAAACTCTTCCTCTTCTGTTGGGAATAATTGGTATTCGTGGCTCATTTTTTAAATAAGGATGTTATGATTGATGCACATTCTCTAAATATTCTAGAGAATATATTGTTCTTAGGTAAGAACATTACTACGATTGATATGATACCAATGTAAGCAAATGTCATACCTAGTATGTTGTCTTGATAGTGTGTAAATATATAAGTAAAAAATTCCATTACATTACTGGTGATACTATTGTTGTGTCATCTTCGTTTATGGGGGTCTCTACCCTAGGTAGTTCCTCCTTGACTTCTTTTGTTTCTTCCTCTAACTCTTCTTCTAATGATTCTTCCAACTCTTCTTCTTCTTCTTTTTCTAATTCTGTTTGTTTTTCTAGCTCGGGCTCTTTAGATGACTCTTCTTCATTTGACTCCTCCGGTTCTGCATCTGTTTCTAGTTCTGTATCTTCTTCTGTATCTGTTTCTGATTCATCACTTTGATCCTCGGAGACAACGGGCACGGGCTCGTCGACGGGTTCGGCGATTTCTTCGGCACTGCTTTCGACGATAGTCTCTGCTTTCTCAACAAAGGTCTGAGCAACTTCTAGCTTTTCTTGGATGACTCCTTGTCCCCAGTGGTCAATGTCCTCAAAGGTTACAAATGTTTCTACTACAGCTGAAATGAACATAGGGGGCTCTATACGCTCCTCTACGATGTCATTAGCTACTGAGGCTACGAACACCTCAGTTTGATCCAAAGCGACTCCAGTCTGTGCTACAGCGGCTGTAGAGACAGCAACGCTTCCGGCCGTTCCTAACTCACTTACTTTCTGTACTACCGGAAAGTCTTTTACCCTTTCGATGAAAGATTTTTTAAGAGCTGAACTAGCTTTTCTAGCTGACTTAATAGCATCCGCGGACTGCTTCTTAATGTCTTCAGAACTTTCGTAGCTCTTTCCATCCAGTACTTCGGACAGAGAGTCACGCAGTTCTTTGAGTTTCTTGTTGGCAGTTTGCTTATCCATTTACACAATTTACACTTCATAGTTACTTCACTGATGATGATCCAAAGTAGAACCCTACGATGGCTAATACTGTTTGTCTAATCTCGGGCAGTATTACATACCCGTGTAAAGTCTGATAGCTTGTTCCCTTTGCAAAGCCGAACCACTTGCTGTACTCATCCGCTACTGTAACACCTTCGCCACTGTGAGCCAATAGGAATGGAGCAATGATAGCTCCGAACATTACAGTACCTACGATGAACCTACGGACTATAGCACCA